AAAAAAATATCGTAAATTCGTAACCTTTACAAACTACACACTTTATCAGTCCTGATGTAACCTTTAACCCGGTGCTTCGATTTCATTATCGGGAACCCTCGAAATATTGCTTACGTACTTCTAACTCATGTCGTCAACCTTTTTTCTCAGCGATCTAATAAAAGAAATGAATCATAGTTCACAGGTTAAGTGGCCCGTTCCTATATTAGGCTCACTAGCCAATTTCGGACACAGTCGGACCCAATCATTCAGCAAACATGATGTACATCAAAGCCTTGGTCTTCTTTTTCGTCGCTACCATTGGCACAGTATGTAAGTTAACTTCTGCATAATTTATGTAAACTTTAAAATTAATTTTTTATTCAACCGCTAAGATCTCAGTTATCTGTTGGGCTGTCGAAAAGTTAGCCTAGAGCAACTTTTTTACGATATTATCAATAATCATCGTGTTATAAAAAGGTAACACCATAATTAATATCTACGTCCATGTAATCATAACTATTTGTTCAACAGGGACTCCAGGTGGCAGCACACGTGGACTTGCATTAGCAAGGCCTTCATTTTTCAACGAATTTGTCCGCGATGTATCAAATCCTAAGTTTCTTGATCATATTGTCTGGGAGATAGCTGAATTCCGGTCACAAATTCCAGTTATACCCGGGAGTATTTTGTGGGTCGCGGAGAAAGGTTACTTATGGATGGAGAAAGAATTAAACATTCCAACTAACAACGGATCGAAGCTTTACGAGATCAAAAGGAGAAATAACCACGCTTCTTATTACGTGATCAAAGCTAATGACATATTTGGACCAATTAATATTCAACACGGGAACACTATTAACCCCGTCCCATCAGGTGGCAAACTCCAATTTGGACCAATTAATATACAAAAAGGAAATTTGTATGGAGAACAGAAAAACTAGAAGATAGCTATGAAAATTATTGAGTTCTATTGCAGAAGAGTTAGACATAAAGAAGAATGTCAATAAAGAGTCTCATCAAGTGAAGTCTCTGTTAGCTTATAGATAATTTTAAGTATTATATAGATTAGTTTTATAATTAGTTCAATGGACTTTATAGGCTGTATATTGATTTCATAGTTCATTGCCAATTGTTAATTGCTTTCAATACTGCCAAAATAATCTCGAATGTAATTATTAATTAAATAAATTATAGATAGAAAAATAATTAAAACTTTTATTATTTCTAAACCTGAAGGGTATTGAAAAATAAAAATAAGTTTTTTTTACTTTCTTGAGGAACATCTGATATAAGATTAAAATCAAGATGAAAGTTGCAATAGTAATCTCGTTGATCAAAGATGATAGAATTTCCATCAAACTTCCGACTAGAAGATATTTGTAAATAATTTAAAAGACCTATTTTCAAGTCAGAATCTTTAAAGTTAATCCAACCGCTTATCGGCATCAATCCTATCGTTAATGAAAGTTCAGCGATGATTTTTCAAGCGGAAGTTCATTTTTCTGTGTTACGGCATGTTTTCAATGGAATTTGTCATAGATCTATGTGCTTCAGCCAGTTACGCATAGTTTGACACAGTGTACTCTCAATAACAATCATTATGATTAGTAGGTGTCTTATTGAATCTGAATGCTTACAGTACGTTGAATAAAATCTTTCCATGTGGACTAAACTTAATGAAATATAACTTACTTTCTAACTTTGAGCGAATCAATAAAGTATCAAGGATTTGGCTCGATCCCATAAACGATCGAGCAAACATTACTCTTGAATCGACTAGAACGATTTAAAAACAGTACCATGAGTTGTTTGTACTTATACTGTAATTCAGCGCCCACGGGCAGAGATAGGTACGTTTTAGATCAATTAGCGATAATAGCCGTGATATTATCATTACAAAAACGTGACCACACCCTTTAGGTTTCCCCCACTCTCAAATTTTCACGTCACCATACTCCATCAAATACGGCATGCGCACCTGCGAGGACTCCATTCAAGAGTTGACTTCGAACGTGAAATATCTTATCCGTTTGATCAGCAAGTGAAAAAAACAAGTGGAAGAAAGTGACTCATCAACTTACAAGGAGAACAAAATTCTGATGGAAATATCTGGAATTCATACATAGAATACATAGAAGCATCATGACGGTAAGATTTATTATTAGTTCTGTGAAATAGAATATTATTGCGATGATAGAATATCAAGTGGAATATTCCACGCGGCAATGGAGAGTGAGTCACGTTTATAAATAATGAGGCCCACTGGGGTGATCAACAACCTTATACTGACACGTGACTGGTGTTGTTTTCACAATATTAAATTACTTGATATTAACGGAAGTATTTTTTATTGTTTCAGATGACACGTAAAAGTGAAAACGAACGAGCATTCTGTGTTGTTCAATTCATAGAATTGCCTTTTGAAGGTATTGATGATTACGTATGCGTGCCAAACACGTGGCTGATAGTACGTAAAGCGACGGATCAGAGGGCCGTCGTTGCGTACCCTAAAAACGAAGATCCTTTTGATACAAGAGATCGCGCGGAGAGGAAAGAGAGATACAATGATGAGTGGAGATTTTATATGGCCTCTGTCAAATATGAATCAAGTGAGTTTTAGTAAATGTATTAGTTAATAAATCGTACGTTATATCATTGAAATCTATTCAGATTCAGAACTTCTCATAAATTAAAAGATAATAATGTTGATATATTTTTTTCAGATTCTTACAGTGATGCAGAATTTTGGATCGCTACGAGAAATGATTACGGACCTTTGGTTGAAGAAAAATCAAAAGCAACAGGTGAGAATCAAATTATTTCATCAGTGTTCACAATTGAATTATCACTGTAAATACATTTTTGAATACTACTTATTTTAAATTTCAAGCTTTCCAAATAATAATAAGAATTTTTATTTTCAGATAAGCAACCAAAGCTTCCAGTGAATAAGAAACCGCGCAGCGCCAATCAAAACCGTTTGTCCAAATCCAATGATAGTTTTCGGAAACCTCTACTGAAAATATCTATCAAGCGACGAGCACAATCAGAATTGAAGGAAGAACTCGATGGAAAACGGTTGAAACTAGGGGAAGCTGCTCATTCGTCTAACGCGGTTGTTAATGACGTCCAAGAATCCAGAATTTCTGTAGCCCCGTTAGAAGAAACGTCCAACGATAATCAAGGATCCCTCACTGATGATTTCTCAAATAACAAGCCTTCTTCACATCAATTACTAAATTCACTGAAAATTTCTGCTAATCTACGCAGTCAAAATAATGGAGCACGACGTTTAGTACCGACTCAAAGAACGGTTGAGAAGAGAATACAGCCCATGGAAATCGAAAGAACTGTTGCCACTCCTTCACAGAACTCATCGAATTTGATGGACCGAACCATATCATCATCAATGAGCTCAGTAGAACAACGGCAACTACAGAAACCGAAAATCCGTATTGGCATCTCTATCAAGCCAAAAAACAACCGGCAAACACTTACCCTTCAAGGAGTCACAAAAAAAACGGTGTCACCTATTCTTACGAAGGTTCTACAGTCAGTACGACAAGCACTTTCAACTACTCATAACAACTATCTTCTAAATAATCAGCAATTTCAAGCAAGTCCAAATGAAAGTGTACTCGTTAATGGAAGTCATCGAGGGGTAATGGACAATGCGTGTCAAAGAGACGAGTACAGGGTAGATGAAACTCTGTCATCGTATCATGCAGTAACTTCAGATTCCGATGCCGTTTCGGATCAGGAAGTAATCTTAGATAATGAGATGTCAACAGACGAAGTACCTGCTGAAACAATGAACAATGTTTACGGCACTGCAAATGGTCCTGAGCAGGGTTCTGCAGATAGACCGACAGCTGCCCAAAACTCTACGGCAAGGAGCCACCAGAAGAATCCGAAAGTTATTTTAGAGCAACAAATGTTGGACAACTTTGCGGCCCTCTTCACTCAAATGGGCTCTACTTTGCGTTATACGACTGATATGTACAACACCTTACGGAGTTCAATCCTCGATACTGCCAAGACATACAAAAAGTTATTGGGTGCCGTCGGACAATTTAACACAGCGGGAAACGCAGCTAGCAACACATCTCCCTCAATCAACTTGAGACCAGAAAGTCCACGGTCTCCTGAAGAAAGACACACTAAAGTAACAGCAAGTGCTAGTTCTAGTAATCAAGATCAACATAGTAATGATGTTGCTAACAAAACGCCGAAAAAAAAACACTACAAGTTGTACCGGTTCGTTCTACCACCGGAATATGATGCTTATGATACAAGATGGACATTAAAGTATCGATCAAATCTGCCGGGACTCGTAGAACTTATGCCCCAAAGTGGTGTTTACGTCAGCTGCGGAGACCTCAAATACTGTCAGCAAGTATCGAAAGATTGCAAATCATTAGCTCGACGATTATTACCACAAGTCTTTAACAGAAATGCACTGAGTGTTTGTTCATCAATGAGTGAGAAAGCGCAGGCTTCTAATAATGTTGGCTCTAATATAAGGCCTGATTTAGATGATCATGCGTGTTCGGTACTGTTAAATTTTGTTTTAGAACATGGACTCCAACGTGGTTGGAATACTGATCTACAACCTATCCTCAGTACCTTACACAATAAGATGCAAGAGATTCGGTTTAAATATGGTGTAATGGTTGAATGTTAACTATTATGATTATTAATCATTGATCATAAGTCGAGTTATCTTATGGTCCTAATTACTAAGGCTAAGAATCTTGTCATTGATTTATTAATTCATTTATTTAATCAATCACTTTCATTGATCTTTCATCACAATAACTTATTGCATTCCATATTTAATGCGCTCAATAATTTTATGTTATAGTTTTTAGTGCATTAGAAAATTGAATAGTGCAAATGTTAAAGCGAGCTATTATTGTTAGTGAACAGTGTTCTTGTCCTACTATTGTTGAGATTTGAATTTGTATTGTCTACTTGTATTATTTATTGTAGCAAAATTAATTACTATTTATTAGGTTAATGATAGTGTATTAGTTCAATTTTTTGGGATGGTTTACGGGTATTAATTAATATTTTCAAGACTGTAGTTTGAGTATTACAACAGTATTAAGAATCAACTACAGGTATTATTGATTTTAGAAAATTGTTAATATTTGTTTTATTTATCAGCTGTATTTATTTTATTGAATACATACACCAATGTCTCAAACCTTATTCAAAAACAACAAGGATTTATCTACAGTCTTTATAACGCTTCATGAAACAGATTATAAAGCTATTCTCTTATTTCTGATAGGACCACTACAATTTTGATATAAGCTTCCTTTGTCCTTCTAACATATTCAAATCAAAGCCGTTTGGAAAAACCATTAGATAAATGCTTATATTTTCACGTGACTCACTAATACCTAATGCAACATGTAATTGTTTTCGATAATTGCGTGGGGGTTACATAAACACGTGTTAAATGCTTCTGCCACGTTTATTTAGAGAAGGAGCAGTTACTGATAACAAGAAAGACAACATATGTGACGAAGCTCATGTATCACGTGTCTAATGAGATCATCACGGTGGAAACGCTATAATTAGCGTGATGATTCATTGTCACTAAGGGCAGTAAACATATTTTTCTTTATAGCAGATGACAATTTGGATTGATAACTTACTAGAAGCTTCTAAATTTGAAAGCTAATAAAACGATACTATCAGCCTGGAATTTTTTCCTAATTCCATAATCTTATTTTTCTTTTAAGAAATTTATGTTTTGTTTTATGAGGTTGTATTTGTTTATGAGTACATTATAGTTCAGCGATACATTTTCCGATCAAGCTGAATTTAGAAAGTAATCTAATTGAGACTTTATTGCGGTTAAAATTGTTTTTAATCATTAACAAACTTCATAAGCAAATAGCTTTTTGAATAGTGAACAAAAATAGTGATCAACTCACTACAGTTTATCATTTTTTCAAACTGACATAAGGTCTAGCGTCCAAATCACTGTACACTAAGCCAGCCTGAGACACAGCTACAGGTCGCTTAAGAGTTTGAGAGCACACCTCCTAAGTCGTTTTTCGTGTTTAAGAAATTATTGGGCGACCTGGACAAAGATACACGTTGACAGACTACTCTACCGTCGGCTTACGGGTAATTTTTTGTTACATGGCAAAAGAATCGACAATGAAAAAAAACTACTACCCGAACATGACCATTGTCATACTCAAGCGTGATATCGGGTATCTTACATCCGGGTTCACAACTATATTCTGCGAAACTTAAACGTCATATGGCGTGATCTGGTGAGAAGTGTTTAACTATTGATCTTTTAGGTTTGTGAAGAAGGTATTATAAGCGAGGAGGCGGAGGGGTGTCGTGAGCGACGAGAGACGGGACTCATCGACGGACCGAGCGAGCCATCGCTACCACGACCGCGTTGAATACCCGTGCCACGGCATTTATGTATATAAGTTTATTTTTGTTTATGAGTCTAATTATTTTTGTTAATTGTTTAAAAATATTAATTGTTAAATTATCGAAACGTCGTTTAGAATAATTATTTGAACTAATTACTTTAACGAGTTTCGTTTTGAGTTTCGTTTATTTTTTGTTTCCGACGATTATTATTATAAATAATAATAATTTGTAGATGATTTTATTTGTTTAATTATTTCTTTATTTAAAATTATTTTAAACGACGTCTTAAAGAAAAATGAATTTAGTAGTTCGCCACCGAGCGATAGATGGCGTCGACGGTTCGCTTGCAGATCAAACTCGCCGAGCTAAGATAAGCGAATCCGCGTCACGATAATTTTTGTTCTTTGAAAGAACAAAAATTTACTTTATCTGAAATAATTAAGTGATTAAAATATTTCGAATAAATTCGAAATATCCAATTAATTATTTTTCTAAGTCCCAGAAATTTAATTAGTATGGGAAATAATTTTGGTAAAATATTTATTTTTGTATGAAATTATTTTTCTAAGTCGAATTTGGATGAAAATGTAATTTGATGAAATTAATGTAATCTGATGAATTGTTTGAATGAATTTGATATTCAATTTTGAAAATTAAATTAAAAACTTATAAATTTTCGGGGATTTCCCGAAGTTCAACGGCGAGCGACAGGTGGTGATAATTTGCCAATACTTTTCGCTTTTATTAATAATTTTTGGGTTGATAAAGCCCAAAAATTATCCGCTGTTGAGCAACCTTTCTCTGGGTTTAATTTACTTGACTGGAGACTTCTGGCCAAGGAAATTAAAGAGAGTTTTCTCTACCTGGTGCGGACTACCACAGGTAAGTGAACTTATCTACCTACGAGTAAAGGCGACTCTCCACCTGGAGGCTTTCAGCCAAAAGGTGGCAACCCCAGCCGAGTAGGTGGGGGAGAGGTGGATTCTATTCACTCTTCCCTTGGGAATCGCGAAGTAGGGCCTGCGGGGCAGCACTAGTCACCCGTCAGGAGCTGGGCACCAGAGGGCCGACGGGAGTATGATATTACCGACGACGGTAATAGAAATTGTAAACGCCGTGTATGTATGGGTTTAGTTTGATTATTCGCCGTTTTTCTTTGTATAATGTTTAATGTTTTGTTTATTGAAATAAAGAGGTTCTGTTTTGTTAATATTAATTAAATGATCGAGTTGAATTAATTTAGAAATTACCCTCGTTAGAATCCTGGACTCCGGCGAGCTTAAAATCGAGCCGGGGGTAAAAATTGGTCAAAAAGTACCCGTTACAGGTTAGACTAGAGACTAAAATGGAAGAGAAATTATCACTAACAGACTATTGGACACTAACAATTCTAGCTTTGATAGTTATAGCATTGCATTCAACTGGACGACTGTCTGGATGTTAATGATGATACTGCTTGGATTCAAGTGTAGCTGATCAATATTTCTGGCTGATGCAAAAGAGCCAAAAGTGACTTAATTTTTTTCGTATCATTGAATTTGTAATAACAAGATAGTCAGGACATTTGAAGACTAGATAATAGCTTTGAGTACAAATATTTCCCTACCCCCCGCTAAAAAATCTCAAGCTAACGTTTAAGAAAGCTTAATTTTAGCATCATGTATAAAGTCTCAGAAACACTTTATTTTTAAGCTAGCCTATCGTTTAGATACTGCAGAAGTAAGAGCTTAAGCTCACATTTTGGTTAGAGTCGGAAGTAGAGCGTTATGATCCGCGTTTCAGCTAAAATAATCGTTTGTTTTGCTTGGAAATATCAAGATCGAAATAACTCAATAATCCTTCATAGATATATGAATACTTGTTTTAATTTCGGTAACTAATTTTTAAAACAAAAACATCACATAATTTTCTGTATTTATATTTATTTACTTAACTTCAAATTTTCCACTATAAAATTAGTAGTTTAACAATTACATCACAAAAGTATATTTATAAACATTAAGTCGAAACCAGTACAAAAACTAATATTTAAATATAACAATTGACAATTGGCGAGACCATTATCTTGCAGATAGTGAAGAATCGTTGTAAGATAAATAACTACCTTAGGATACTAAAACTTGTTGTTTTCTTGGTAAGTATTTGACCCCACAGTCAATTTACCTCCTATATGTGCAAAATTGTAGGAGTTAAATCCTTGGTAAGTAATTGACCCATAAGTATCCACACGATTCGTCTGGACCCCAGCATCACCGAAGTTATTGTTCTTTTGAACAGTTCCTGATCCTAGGCTGACGTCTCCATCTATGTGGTCATCGTCAAACTGGTTACCGAATTGATTTGTGATCGATCCGTAACTGGTCGGACTTTTGCTTAACGGAGCTTGATTTCCAAGATGGTTTGCTAATTCTTGCAAGCCTTGGACGAGAAGGTCAGGCGGGGGCTGCGAGTATGGAAGACTTGATGAACTGCCACTCGGGAGCACTGTGAAAATAAAAGTAACTTTAGTAATGATTACATTGGTACCGATATGTCAGACTTTGAACCGATCATCTGGTAGGATAACAAAGGCAGGAGAACAAAGTTTTAACACTTGAAAATGCTACACCACTTCTGTAATAGTATTGAAACTTACTTGATGTACCAATGATGAAAAATAAAAAGAGTGATCCCTTTCCGAGAGCCATATTTGTCAGATTGTAACTAATTACTGAGCAATTGTCTGAATGTTCACGATGCTACTGCTTGAACTCAAGTGTGCCTCGTTGTCGCAAGTTGCTCATTATATACGGTCGAACGTGACGTATATGAAACATTCAACCAATCCGAAGCTTTCACGTCAATTAATTTTCCAGCTGGATTTGTTATTTTAACTTATGCGAAAACAACAGTCGATAGGTAGTGAATTTCTCAGAATAAGAGTGATTAAAATTTTACTATCCTGTTGTCATAATCTCTGACCTTTACGGATCGGTTTTCATAAGTAGGGTCATGTGGGGCAAGTTTGCGCAGTTGGTAATAGTACGCAAACTCATTCATTTGAGTCCCCAATGCAGAGGATTGCGCACTCTTATCCGCTGCTCATATTTGCACCACATGACTCTACTGAAAAAAAATTAGAAAAACGGTTCACCCTAAAGGCCATCCGTGCAACTTCCCGCTAATTCTATTCCTGGGCGCTAAAAATTGTACTTATGACATTTTTGAGATTTTTAAGCACAAAATATAATTTATGTGATATTTTGAGCTCGCTCAGTTCAATGAAATAATATTTTAATGCATTTGAGCTCTCCCAGCTCAAAAGTGTGATAGAAGTTTCATAGAACACTATTTTTGGAATTTTCAAACCGCAATAACTTTTGAATGGATCAACCAATTTCCACGCGGTTGGTGCCATTCGACGCAGTTTTATCATCCTCATAAGTTATTTTCAGGTTTTAATTGATCGAACCGAAAATTTCGGAGTAATCCCGAAAAAACAATTTTTTCGGTTTTTTTTCGTTCACGATATCTCTCGAACGAATCAACCGATTTTGACCAGCTTGGTGGCAATCGACGTGGTTTTTTGATGTTAAGAGCTGATTAGTTTTTGGAATTGATCGGTAGAGCTATTTAAAAGTTATTCCAAAAAATGTCGGAGTTATGTTGAAAAAATCCTTATTTCCAAATATTTCGTCGAGGATATCTCTCGAACCAATCAACCGATTATTACGTTCTTGGTGTAATTTTTTCGATTTTTTTCTGTTTTCTTTCGTTCATGCTATCTCTCGAACGAATCAACCGATTTTGACCGGATTTAGATTCAATTTGGAATAATAAAAGAAATGAGCTTAATTTCAATCTTATCAGACTCAAACAAATCATTTAGTCAGCATCAATTCAGGTTCATGTTTTGTTTTACAGAAAGCCGTTCACTGAACGTGAAAAGAAAGCACAAAAAGTTGTTGCTGGTTTTAAACTGGAGAGCCTAAATAAAATTCTGGTTCCATTCAGTTTCAGATCAGTTAAAATCTTGATGCTTCCATCAGGTTGAACAGTTTGATTTGAGTTTTAATTCAGCTTAGTCAGTGTCATGTTAAGTTCAATTCAGCTTGAACAGTTTGAACCTAAGTTAAAATTCAGTTTCAATTCAAGCTTCAAACTTCTGCCTCCCCGGGAAAAACGGATTAGATCTGGCCATATATAAACAGATCTGGCCAGATCTGCTAAGGCAGATCTAGCCAGATCTTTTAATTGTCTGTATCTGACGAGATCTGGCCAGATATAATCAGATCTGACCAGATCTGGTCAAATTTTAAAATTGCCCAGGTAAAAATGATTATATATAATTATATATACTCATACATAATTATATACGAAAAATGGCCATATATAATTATATACAATTATATAGAATTATTTTCATAAAAAAAAAAAAAATCGGCGCGCACGGGAACCGAACCTGGGACCTGACGCTTGAGAGACTAATTCATTACCTGTTTACCAACGAGACTTGCTTGAAACGAGAGTAGGTAGAGTTTGTAATAACTATAGTTAATAGCCTTAGCAGATCTGGCCAGATCTGTTTATATATGGCCAGATCTAATCTGTTTTTCCCGGGTACAAGTAATGTGAATCGTGTCCATGATCGATGCGTAATAAACAAAGTTTTTTATCAAATTTATTGCAAATTATTAATTATCAATATACGCCGATGGGAAGATTTATTAACTATTAACAAATTAATTTATTCGAAAACAATTATTTAATTTATTAAATTCTAATAAATATTTTTTAACATTCAATAAATATTTATTTGGGAGGAAAGTATATTTAGTAAAATAGTTTATAAGTATTTATTAATAGTTAACAAATATAGTTATATCTGGCCAGATATAATAAAATCTTTTTATATCTGATTTTTTTTTTCAACCCAGATATAGTTATATCTGTTTAGATCTGATCAGATATGACTAGATCTGATTATGTCTGATGTATTTTTCCACTCAGATATAGTTATATCTGTTTAGATCTGATCAGATATGACTAGATATGACCATGTCTAATGTATTTATCAACCCAGATATAGTTATATCTGTTTAGATCTGATCAGATATGACTATATCTGTTCATGTCTGATGTATTTTTCAACTCCGATATAGTTATATCTGTTTAGATCTGATCAGATATAACTAGATCTGATTATGTCTCCAATCCCATGTCTGATCAGATATAAATAGATCTGACCAGATATAATCAGATCTGACCAGATATAATTGTATCTGGTCAGATCTAAACCGTTTTCCCCGGCTCCTTCTTAAAAGAAGTTAAGGGCCGTCTACAGTACTCACAAAATGTTTTTTTTTGGACTTCGTCATTTTTTGGAATGAAGTGTTGTATATTATGTGCATTAGAAGTCTATAATCCTCTAATAAACTAAGTTGCTGCACTTTGGGGGGCTAACATGCATCACCCGCACTCAATTTCTCAATAGCTGATAACTATGAGGGTAACTCGTATTTTGAGCGTTGCTCGTATTAATAAGATCTAATGGACGAATGATGACCACGTAATAGTCTATGACAAAATACACTATACAGAAATACTGGTGAGTCCTTCAGTGTACTTGGAATGAAACAAAACATAACTACCATAAATATGCTCTGCATACTAAGTGCAAGTCGTCTGTAATTTAATCAAAAGACAGTAACGCATGGTAAGATCAAGAAACTTAACAGTTTTTCGAAACTCAAAAATAAAAAAGGACGAAAGGGGTAAATTGGCAGAGGGGTGAATTGACCTTGAACGGATTTTGAATAGTCAGTGATTCCAGCTTTAGATATACTTAGATCTAAGGATACTAGAGTTTCTGAGTAGTCAACATCTATCTCCGATTTTCTCCCATTTTAGTTTTCGCTTTACTCCCATATCTTTATTGCTTTAAATTCTTATAATCGTTACCCTGGCAGTTAGTGTATTCAACACAATAAAAGGGGATAGATAACACCACTTGCTGGGTTTTAAACTAGAAAAAATTAAACAAGATAACTTATATAAATATAATTTGGTTTATTCATTAAATTTTTACATTATACAATAACAAAGATATCATAAATTATAACCTATGCTTACTTACACTAAGAATAGAAATTGTTAAGAAATTCACGACTTCATCGTAATTATAACTAAAATTTTATTTCTTGCAAAAAGTGAGACTTCATGATCGCGATAACAATCAGTAATAATTATTTTGGTCATAAGAGCCAGATCTCCTCTTTCCATAATAGTTATTCTGTTGCTGAGTATTTGATCCGAAACTGAGCGAACCTTGCACATTTTTATTATCAATCGCGTTATTTTTGTTGTTTGTTTCTGTTCCGTAGATTATTTTTGGAGCACGCTGAGCAGCCTGCGGCTTCATGACGTTTTTTAAGATTTCCGCTCCCACTGTTATATCCGTCATAATTAAAGGACCCATAGGCTTCGCGGAGGCTAACCCTGTTGAACTGCCGTTCGGGAACACTGTAAAAGTAAAGAAAATCTCAATGATGGTTACTAACTGCTACTGACTGACATGTCAGATTCTGAAATGAGCGTCTGGAAGAATAAAATAGGACTACATAGTGTTTAACCGCTAGAAAAAAGATCTAGTCAAATACTTATAAGAAGAATTATGCCTTCGGGCTTAATCGTTAAAACTCGGGAATAATCGTATCACGCTATGGCCGTCGCTCATGCGCGCCTTGGTGAGCGGTAGAGAAGCCGGCTCGCGTGGTCTGCTGCAACAGTTGTGCTTGGACTATTGTACTAGTACGACTACTCTGTGTCAATCGATTCTAATATTTCTTACTTGCATCTCACATTTATTCAGATACTTAAATTATTCATTAAATATAAATAATTACTTCAACTTAATAACAATTATATTCTCAAATCATTCAAATCAGTTTAATAGTTCAGTGAATTAGAATAACTAAAATCAAAGTAGATTTAATTAGTGACGCCACGCGGCCATTACGCGCCATATTCACAAAGGATTGCATCAGCCACGCGGCTTTAGTCAATCTCTAATTAATACGCGATATTAATATTGAATTCATTACCAATATTTAATTACTATTTTTACTTAATCATAAATATTAACATTTCCATTCTGAATTTAAATTCATTTGACTAATTCGTATATGAAAAACTAAATTCAATTAACTAACGATCTGTTATTAATTGAATATTAGTAGCTCTCACCTTGAGACAATTTATCTAACTAATTGAATATTAGTAGCTCTCACCTTGAGACAATTTATTTAACTAATTGAACATTAGTAGCGCTCACCTTGAGACAATTCATCTAATTAATTGAACATTATTAGCTCTCGCCTTGAGACAGTTCATCTAATTAATTAGATATTACTAGCTCCCACCTTGGGACTATACAAATTTAAATTATCGATAATTTTCTTTATACGGCGGCTGAGCTCACCCCTATTGCATTATTGCAACGTAATTTACACACACACACTTACACACATACAATTTACTTGTATAAATTTTAAACAAGGAGGTTTTTCCCAGCCTAGCTGGGTTTTCCTCCTTTGGGGACAAATAAACCATCTAAACTGTTCCCCAAAAAATCCAAGCATTTTTATTTAACTTCCTAATTCCAATTTCATCATATTTTTAAAACAATTTCGAGAAATATCCGCATTGGATCGTTTTCGACAAAACACATAGAATTGAATTAATTTTTACTGGGATAATTGCAAAATTTGCAACAAAAATAAAAATTATACTGAAATGAATTGTTTGCATGCTTAAAAATACTACACTGTTAGTATATAATAGAATTAAAAGTCTAAATTTTAAATTTACCTGATGTTCCGATGATGAGGAAGAATAAGAAGATAGACGTTTTTCCGTGATGCATGGTTATTCGGTTGTAGAGAGTGTTATTTGGTGAGACTTTCGTCTGCCTCCTTTCGAACAGGCCATTTCCTGGACTTAAAAAAGCTATACACGCACTTAAAATAAAACCCAAATCTCACCAAAACAAAAGCACTGTCAACTCGCCGGGCAAGGAAAAATCCTGCCCTCCAGCTTTTACGCTATCACTGGACAGAATGTGAATGGAGTTGAATTTAATTTAATGTCAATCTGTCCTCGTAATTGTTGATTGTATCAAACCTCCCCTATACAACTCCATTCAACGACTACGTTGGCCTGGCCGGTAATATAATGACAATCCGACCAGTTGCCCAGCGGAGCCCATGCGGGGAGATATAGCCGTAAGGCCTGTTGAGCTATAATATTTAGTTATCCCTGTATGTGTCTCGTTCGTTTGTTACTTGTCTACCGTCATCCCCATAATCTTTGAGCCTACCTGCGTTGCCAAATGCTTTGACAACGTCACGAGGCCTTACTCATGTCGGTTGTAGAGAGTAGCTGACGGATTGTCTAGATGCTGTCGATCTGACTGCTTGGACTCAAGTGTGCCTCATCGGGGTGAGTCGCTCATTATATACGGCCACAAGTGACGTATTTGAAAAATTGAACCAATCAGATGATTTGACCTCAATTGACTGTCAGAGTAGATTTGTTTTTTTACCAGGAATGTGTGAATAATAGTTTATGATAATGAGTTCCCCGAATCAAGGTCATTAAAATTCCAACATTATTTTCGGTCACGTGGTCGTTATTATTGAGCTAAGCAAATCGTTTTCCGTAGGTTTGTACCTACTTTGAAGCTGTAGAATATTCGACTAACTGGAATCATTGACCTAAATTGACAGCTGTTGGATTTTTTATTACGCTCTCCACGGGAAAATTATGTATCCTAGAATATGGGCTGGAAATATATTCTAGGATATATGCTGAGTATACGAAAATTCGCCGAAAAAATATATCTTAGGATAAATTCTAAGATATCTATGGGGCATTCCACGCCAAATCAACCACTTTTGACCCTGACCCCTTTTGATTTGGCTGAAAGTTTACCATCCTTTTCTACCCTATCAAAAACGTCTCTCATAATTTTTTCAAATTTTTTTACCCAACCAAAAAAAAGTTCCGAATTTTTCAAAAAAACCGCTTTTTTATTTTTAAATTGCCATAACTTTTTCAAAAACTGGCTTATCAGGACGTTTTTTTTTTCAAAATTTTTGTTATTAAATGTTCTTTTTGAAAAAAAGTATAAAAAAATTATTCAAAGCTATCTTCATCGTTATTTTAAAAATTTTAAGAAAAAACTCCGAATTTTTTGATGAATACCATTTTTAGTTTGTTTTTTCTTTTTCCCATCGAAACTTTGACATTTTCTACAGATATCATGAAATTTTCAGAAAGGTGTTTTTCCGATTTCTATTTTTTCTTTTCAATTAAAAAAAAAAAATTTTTTTTTTGTCGTATTTTTCATAACACCGGGCCAAAAATTTCCGGGAATCCTCAAAAAAAAAGTAAAAAGTATAGAACCATCAGTTTAATATGTTAATCATCGAGAAAATCAATTTTTTTTAAAACAAAAGAAATTGAAAAACAACAAAAAATATAGAACTAAAAGTTAACCAGATTAGCTTCTCAGAATTGCTTTTAAAATTTTTAATCCTTGTGAAGGCTCAAATCTATTTTCAAATTACTCTAGAAGTCATCGAGAAATGATAGTTTGCGCCACCAATGAATTCTCCTCATAAAAAAAAAAAATTAATTAAGTGCCATCATTGGAAACAATATTGTTAAAGAACATTTTTTTGCTTAGCTAAGGAAAATGTTTTTATTAGTTTAAAAATTATTGCATTTCAGACATTATAGTCATGTATTAAACCATTTGACAAAACCGTTTTAATTATAAAACTTAGAGTATCGGAGAATTGTTCATTTCAACGCCCACCATTTATTAAGCATTAAATAAAAAAAACAATTGTTTTTCAATTTTTTCTTTGATTTAAAAAAAAATTGATTTTCTCGATGTTAAACATGTTCAACTTTTGGTTCTATACTTTTTTCTTGTTTTTTGAGGATTCCCGTAAATTTTTGGACCGGTGTTATGAAAAATACGACAAAAGAAAAAATTTTTTTTTTTTAATTGAAAAGAAAAAATAGAAATCGGAAAAACACCTTTCTGGAAATTTCATGATATCTGTAAAAAATGTCAAAGTTTAGAATGAGAAAAAGAAAAAACAAACTAAAAATGGTATTCATCAAAAAATTCGGAGTTTTTTCTAAAAATTTTAAAAATAACGATGAAGATAGCTTTAAAGAATTTTTTTATATTTTTTTCCAAAAAGAACATTTAATAACAAAAATTTTGAAAAAAAAAACGTCCCGATAAGCCAATTTTTGAAAAAGTTATAGCAATTTAAAAATAAAAAAGCGGTTTTTTTGAAAAATTCGGAACTTTTTTTTGGTTGGGTAAAAAAATTTGAAAAAATTATGAGAGACGTTTTTGATAGGGTAGAAAAGGATGGTAAACTTTCAGCCAAATCAAAAGGGGTCAGGGTCAAAAGTGGTCGATTTGGCGTGGAATGCCCCCTATGTATATGTTACGGCCATTAATTATGAACCAGACTGTAAATTCAACGACACACCAGACTATATGTGAGCGCAAGTATATATCCATGAATATATCCGGAGTATATACTGGCAAATATACTAGCGTATAAATCCTAGCATATATATTTTTTCGGCGAGTTTTCGTATATCCCAGCATATATTTTAGGATATATAATTTTTCCGTGGGGTGCAGAACCGATATTTACTTTACGATCACTTAAGGTCCAACTGTCCTAACTATAAACCTTTAAGGATCACTATCAGAAGATAATTGCAGACTTAGTATGCAATAACATGAAAATAAAGATATTTTCACGGGATTAATGAGGACGTTAAACAGTTTATATCATGAAGATAGCATTCAAACAGTACAATCGAAGGGTGAAAATAATTTTTATTAAATGATAGACATAATTATCTGTTCAATAAATTGTGTTTTGCCGAAATTGTTTCACTTTTCCTATTATTTTGTCCCTTTTTTTGCTTTATAACTCGACTTAAAAACTTTGAAATACAAAATAGTTCACCCACTTTACTATGGCGTCCGTTATACGCAGGATGTTTGACTTTTTAGAATATATATAAAACATTTTTCTATTGATGGTTCCGTGTCAGGAAAAACACTACCATGATATACAAATTTTCAACACCATTACTGGCATGAATAAAATTATTATTTTGTACCGTTAAGCCATCGATCACACTATCTCCTTTATGAATGGGTGTCTACTTCCCATACAGTTGCGCTCTCCGTTCTTCATTTTTCTTCCTTAGAGTTTCTTTTTCACAAAAATTAAAAAAGAGTTTGGAAATTCCAAAAGTGCACGACTCATAATGCTTATTTAATTATGAAATAATAATAAAATAAAGAATGTGAAAAAAAATATATAAAACAGCTAAAATAGCACGATAATGCCCAAGCGCCTCTAGTGGGATAAATGTACACAATACATATAGATATACAGTCTTATGATTTTTCTACTGAACTATTCGGTATAGTTATACGGAATAGTGTGGAATTTCTCTGTATTTGATAATCCTGTCCCCGACTACGACATCGTCCGGTCAATCAAATAAAAAGAAGTTAGGGGCGGGTATATTTAAATAGTTTAAGTAAAATTATTGGACTATAGTAATTCTCTAGTGTACTATAGAATTTGGGGTTATGTTGACAACCTGTTATTGCTTAGTACGCATGAAGCCACGTAGACTTGCGCACGTAAGACATAAGTGTCGCTATAGTAGGGATGACAGGACGAGTTAAGTACATTAAGATTCCACTGTAGTTAGTTAGAAATTACATGTTGAAATTATATCAAATTCAGATGCATCTGCTATTAACCAAGAGAATAAGTTCTCTGTAATGATCTTGTATGCTTTAAAGATCGTGATCTAAAGTTTCCTAATTGTGCCAAGTTTTTTAAATAGTCCTTGTGAGGAAAGGTGAGAAGAAGAACAAAAACAGTAAATTTGTACAACTATTTGTTCATTTTATAATTTTATAATATTATTACTATTATTGCAACTCATTGCTTATTGGTCATGGAGTCATATTACCTTGCAGCTGTCTCAAATATACAGAGTATCTTAAAAAATAGTATACTAAGTAAAGTTACATAAAAAAATCATTTAAAGTTCAATAACAATTATTGAGCATCCAAATTTCATATTCACTGAATATTCTATTACTAACATATATATCTTAATTCATAATAAAAAGTATTTGGAAATTATATGCATTACAATTTTTTATTTACACAAGTAATAACATCTTCAGACTATCTTATATTTAGAAGAATTAATTATTAAAAAATGTAAGAACACTAACCGTGCTTATAAAGTGTCACTCACATACAAGTTATGTTATATCGACACGAAAGATGGATGTGAAGTAAAGATCCTGACGTCATGCTATTGGTGGTAATATTCAAGAACTAAAATAATTGAATACAATTATTATTTACAACTGTGACGCTGGTGTTAAGGGAAATTTGATAATGTTACTAATAACTAAAAAAACATCATAAATAAGAATGATAAGATAGGATGATACTTTAACTTCATGATAATCAATAATAATTCTGATAGCCATTAGAGTTATCAGAGTTACCAGAGTTATCAGAGTAATTAGAGTTATCATAAGGCGGTTGACCTCCATAAACGTTACCATTTTGCACAGTATTTGATCCGAAAGAGATCGAACCATTTACATTTTCGTTTCGAATTATGTTGTCTTTGTTGTTGGTGAGTGATCCGTAGATTATGTCTGGCATGTTCATTTCAGGCTGCTTATTCAAAGACATTATGTTGTTTAGGAAATCCAATCCCATTAATATACCCGTCCCTACTCCCATAGGCTTCGCGTAGGCTAACCCTGTTGAACTGCCGTTCGGGAACACTGTAAAAGTTAAGAAAATCTCAATGATGATTGCTTACTGATACTGACTGACATGTCACACTCTGAAATAAGCATCTGGGAGAATAAAATAGGACTTTGTTTGCATGTTTGAAAATACTACACTGTTAATATAAAATAAAATCAAAATTTTTAATTTTTAATTTACCTGATGTTCCAATGATGAGGAAGAATAAGCAGATTGACGTCTTTCCGTAAAGCATGGTTGTTTGATTGTAGAGAGTAGCTGACGGATTGTCTAGATACAGTCGATCTGACTGCTTGGAATCGAGTGTGCTTCGTCGAGGTAAGCCGCTCAGTATATACGGCCACACGTGACGTATTTAAAAAATTTAACCAATCCGAAGCTGTGACCCCAATTGACTATCTAGTTAGATTTCGTCGTCATGTTTGGTCACATGTAACATGGAATAACCGGAAAATATCTCGGGGTACAGTACCAAGACCTTTGACCATAAATGATCGCAGTAGGTATCACACATGTTGTGGGTGACAACCCAATAAGAACACGTCACGAAAAACAATAAATTCCAAATTTATCATATTAATGACCTCGTTGTAGGCAAAACAATAACAGCTTTCATCCGAATGTTGACATGTGACCTTTGCGAATGTAAATAATTCTCTAATAATTAACAGCTTCTTTATCGGTAATGAAGCGTACTAACTGCTGAATTGATTTCAACTCGTAAATTTATTATCTTGCGTCAGTTAGCCCTTATGATTCGTTACGTTCAATTTTACTCTAATCCGATCAAATTTTCAACGGAACTGAAACTGTTCTCTGAAAATCGACCCTTTTAATGTTATTTGTATCTGTAACATGCTTGTGTATTCTCTTGAGCTGCGCATGAATAAATTATCGTA